AATAAAATAATATTACCCCAACTCCGAGTTATAAGTTTCTTCCATTATAATATCTCTTTTTAGCGTATAACCTATTGAGTTTATCATATGTGATTCCTATCAGTATATGATGACCTTCAGATCCATATCCTAGTTTTTCAGTACCTTTGACTTCAACAACTAATGCATCAACTCCATCATTAGTTTTTGAGAAATAGCAATCTATTTGAATACCTGTTATCTCTATGCGATTACATTGTTCACTTAATTCATTTTTAATCTTAGCCGGTATTGTCGGATCATCAGAATACTCATGAAGATAAGATTCAATATCTATACCAAGATCAGGTATAGAGGGATATTGTCCTGGTTTCATGAATAATAAAGTCAAAATACTATTGACACACATTTCAAATGTAGATATTACTTTTGGTTTATACATCGAATCTGTATCCATTAAAACATCATATCCCAGAGGCTGAAAAGTTCTAGGATATTTCTTATTTACTTCTGCTAAGTAAATACCCTTTTCATCCAATGCCATTCACATCACCTTCTTTATTCAGGTTTATTGTTGTCGGATTTAACATATGTTTGGATGAACTCATCATATTTTTTATCCAATATTTTGATATAATTAATATTAGATTTCCTTGTCTCAGCTTTCATTCTGTTATCCTTACGATGTTCAATATCTCTGTTATGTTCCATATAAGAATCATTAAATCCACCCTGCTTTATTTCCACTTCCAACGAGAGTGAAGGTAAATAAAAATCTGGAATGTATAAATGCTGAGTTCCATCACCCCATTTATACCAATAATTGTTTGGAGACGGACATATGATATCATTAGGACTCCATCCTAATTTTTTGAGTTGATCAAGAAAATCCGCTTCATAGGTTCCTATAACTCTAAACTTATGATCTTCATCCCAAACATAATCATGAGCGTTAGCATGGTTATATAACATTTTTCTTTGCATATTAGCATCATTTAACAAATGCTCTTGGCCATATACTCGGACCATTCGTTCTTTCATCATTTTAGTATATGCTTCTTTACATTCATTATTATCACATAATCTTTCATATTTCAATGTAGATTGGTTAAATCTTACCTGATTCTTTTTACACATAACACATAATCTTCCTGCTGGTTTATGAACTAATAAAGAATATCCGAATTCTAAAGGTTCACAATCTTCAGGAACCTGATCGTTATGTTTTTCAGCTATGTGATTACAATAAGCATGTTTATCATTAAAGATGCGATTACAAAAAAAACAACGAGTATTTCTCATAAAAACCTCCTTTTATATTGTTTAGATAAAGGTTCGAATCATATAAATAAACAAAAAAAAATACTGGGGATAATCCCCAGTATTTAAATATAGATATTATTCATCAATCAACATACCCTTGAACTCAGGTGATTTGAATACATCGACGATCGCATTGAACACCGAGCTTGCCACGGCGATCTTGTTCTTACAATTACAAAAATCCACCATCACCGTTCCTTCGGTTGACTCATAAAATTTTCCTTCTGATGTGTGACTAATAACTACATTAGAATCCAAATAGTCTTCGTTTCCCACAAAGTTATCTTGGAATAATTCCAACATTTCTGCTACAAAGGTCTGTTCGTCATTTCCGGCATCGTCTGGTACAATTATTTCAATTTTAAATGTCTGCATTAAAATTCACTCTCCTCATCTTCTGTGTCGTCTCTTTGTTTCCACCATAGCATGTTGTCTCCAACCCACATTTGGATTGTTGCTTTAGTCTTGTCATACAAATCAGATATAATATCATATACCTCATCTGCTTCTTCCTCTGTGTCAACTCTTACATCGATAACCATAATTATCAATCCCTTTCTTTATTATTTTAATAAATGATCAATCATTTATTATTCACTTTAACAAGTACAAAATTCTTTTGGAATCATCGACTTAAAATGATTGAATTCTTCCATCAATATAAATTTCATAGGACGTATAATCTCTGAAATATCAAAAGTCTTTACAGTTCCACGAGAATGATCTATACATGCATTCATAGCATCCTTGTGAGATTTAGCCATTATTAAAAGCATCTTTGAATCAGCCTTTGTTATCACAATGCTTTTAGTAGAATTCTCTTCCCCTTTAGATAATTCACAAACTAACAAATCCATCACTATATCTTCAATATACACAGCTACTGATTCTAATTTATATTCACCAATATTGCAATAATATAATTTCATTATCTTTTCACCTCACTTTCTCTTATATATTAATAATATATTAATATCATTCACCTCCGTCAATATAATTATATATATATGAAATATTAAAATAATAGGAAAATGAGAAGATGATGTTGTTTACTTTCAAATCTCCAAAACCCAACAATAACTTCCTATAAGGAATTTAATAATTAGAAAAGGAGGGAGTCATATGGTTTCTAAACCTATTGATTCTAGAAAACCTAATGTTTCATTTTCATTTGAAAAATCTTTCCTAGATGAATTTCATTCATTAATAGATTCATTTGATAAATCTTTGGATGAACTTAATAAAATGGAAAATTCTTTTAATGAAAAATACGGTGTTTGTAATTGCTCATATAAAATGAGATACATTACTCCTGAGAATATTTCTACATATGTATCTAATCTTGCAAAAGCTCTCAATAGTGGAATTCTTAATACAAATATAAATGATATTGAAATGTTCACTGTCGCTTCTGTTAAGAGATTTATGGAGGAAAATGGTTGTATTCCTTTTGAGAATTCAACAATGATGGGTAATACCGGATATGTAAATCCAAAAAGTTATAATCTTAAAGATCTTTTGTCATTATGTGAGAATGACATATACAACACCGAAATATATTCATATCACGAATTAAAGAAAAGATATGAATTGCTCAAGGATGATGTCAAAAAAATAGAAGATCTTCATTTCGTTGCTACAATGAAAAACATTGTTAATGGTCTTCCTAGCATTATTGAAAAATCGTCAGACTATATTTTGGAATTTAAATCCGTGAATAAAATATTCACAATGTTTGTTGAAAAGTTTATATTGTTTGCCTGCTCATTAAACCATATAACTGTTTCGGCAATGATTTCTTATTGTCATCCTGAACCATCATACGATATGAAAGAAAAGAATGTTGAGGAGTCAACCTTAATTACAGTACAAGGTGTTTCTTCAAATGTGACAGGTGTAGTTACAGAATGCTGTCTTCTCCGAACAAATGATATGGTAATTCGAAATAAGATACCTTTTAATTGTAATATGAGAGATATAGTTATTCAAGATACTAATCCAAAATTCAGAGATACAGAATCCGCACTGAAATTTATTGTCAAAGATTCAAGATCACCTATATCTATTCTTTTAAACAAATATCTTCCTGAGGATAAGAGAGAATATGAATATTATAACGATATTGATTTTGTAACAAGATTGGTATTTAATCACTTCTCTCATGGTGATATGCCAGAGTCAACAAATTCAGGAGCATGGCACTATCCAAAAGATGGTAATATTGTAAATATGGATCCCTATGACCTTGCAGGATTTCATACAGAGGTAAATTGGTTGGATAATATAGCTTACGGAAATAACGTTTTAGATTGTAATTATAGAAAAGATGCTGTTGGTAATAATAAATTCCATCCGATATCTAATACTCTCGATACAATCTACAAAATGTTTAGCACATGTAATATCAACACAAATGAAGATTTAGCAGTTAATATTATGAGAATTTACAATGTGATGCTTTCTATAATAAGAATGTATCCAAATAATAATAGACCTAATCATGAATTAGTACGTGATGTTCTTTGTGTATTTGGAGAGATATTCACTCGAAGTATTTTAAAATTATACAGAAACAATACTGTTGTGATTGATTGTTCTGATAATATGACAGATACGATGATTCCTGGATATTTATATACTGAGAGTTTCGTTATGGAAGCTGAAGGAGATAATAAAACTCCTAACGGAGCTCCTACACCAACCGTATCTGTACAGAATGGAACTA